TGTTCGTATACCGATAACTTCAGCAAACCCGTAGGAGATAAAATATGGCAATAACATCGGCAATTTGCACAAGTTTTAAACAAGAAATTTTAGTTGGCACACACAATTTTACAGCTACAAGTGGAGACACTTTTAAAATAGCTTTATTTACAAGTGATGCAACTTTAGGGGCAAGCACAACTGCTTATGCAACTTCAAATGAAATTACAAACTCATCTGGAACTGCATATACTGCAGGAGGTGCAACTTTAACAAGTGTTACACCAACAACTTCTGGAACCACTGCATTTTGTGACTTTGCAGACGTAAGTTATACCTCAGCATCTTTTACAGCTAATGGTGCATTAATTTATAATGATGATCAATCTGATAAAGCTGTTGCTGTTATTGCTTTTGGTGGTGACAAAACAGTTTCTTCTGGAACTTTTACAATTCAATTCCCAACAGCAGACGCATCTAACGCAATCATTCGTATAGCATAAGGAGGATCTCCTTATGGCTAATTCTTGGAACGAGTCAGGAACAACCTGGAGCACCGGACGTTGGGGCACAACTGACGCTATAACAAGTGGTTGGGGTGCTGACGCTTGGAATACTGGTGGTTCATGGGGACAAGCTACCGATGAATTAGCTTTATTAACTGGTGTATCTGCAACTTTTTCTATAGGTGAAATAATATCAGGATCAAACACAGGTTGGGGTAGAGACTTTTGGGGTGAAGAACCCTGGGGCGAAAGTTTTGATCCAGTAGTAACTCTCGATAGTTTATCAGCAACAATATCTTTAGGTGATGCAGAAGCATTTAACGAAAGAGGTTGGGGAAGACTTTCTTGGGGTCAAGCTGATTGGAACGAAGGCAGCGATGAAACTGTATCTATTTCAGGTGTAGAAGCAACAGCCTCCATAGGAAGTATAACTCCAGCTTTCACATATTTATTAGAAGTAGGTCCTGCATTTAAAATGACAGGAGAAGTCGGTGATGTTGGTTTAGGTTTAGGTATTAACGTTTCAGGTGTAGAATCAACTTTTGCAACACCAACTATAGGTTATGTTGGTCATACTGTTGGTTGGGGTAGAAATGAATGGGGAGAAGATAGTTGGGGTGAAAGTCCAGATGAAGTTATTACTTTGGTTGGTAGAAGCATTGAGTCTTTTATATCAGCTAATAACAGTTGGGGTGAAAGCACATGGAATAATGACGATGTTTGGGGAGGAACATTTGATGTAAATATAAAAACAGCTTATGATTTATCTGGTCAAGAAGCAACAACAAATGTTGGTAGTGTAGATTTTGTAATTAGTCCAACAATTTCTTTAACTGGTGTATCTTCTACAATTAATTTAGGAACGTTAGGATTAGAATTTGGTCCAGCAGCTATTAGTGGTGTGGCTGCAACAACAAATGTTGGAACTTTAGGTTTAGAATTTGGACCTGCAGAAATAACAGGTGTTGAAGCAACAGTAAGTATTGGAACTTTAAACGTTGGACCTATTTCTTTAATAGATTTAACAGGTGTTTCAGCAACCTCCTCTGTTGGTTCTTTAACACCAGCTGATGTTATGGGATTAACTGGAGTATCTTCAACAAGTTCTGTAGGTGCTTTAACACCAGCAGATGTAGTAGGTTTAACTGGAGTTTTATCAACTACATTTTTAGGACAAATAACAACAATACCTCTTTACGGTGATGTTGACACCGGTTCAAATTCATCATATAGTACAACAGCAACAGGATCTAATAGTAGTATTTCTGGGGTTGCAACTGGATCAAATACAAGTTATAGTGACGTAGCATAGGAGAAAAAATATGGCATCAACATACACACCTCTAGGTGTAGAACTTCAAGCAACTGGTGAAAACGCCGGTACATGGGGAACTAAAACAAATACTAATTTACAAATTATAGAACAAATTTCTGGTGGATACACAACACAATCCATTGCTGGTGGTGCACAGACTACAGCTTTATCAGTTTCGGATGGATCAACAGGAGCAACTCTATCTCATAGAATGATTGAGTTTACAGGAACAATTACAGGAAATCAAATTGTAACTATACCTTTAGATGTTCAAACATTTTATTTTTTAAGAAATTCAACTTCAGGTTCATACACGGTACAGTTTAAATATGTATCAGGAAGTGGTGACTCATTTACTTTTGCAGCAGGTGATAAAGGCGATGCTCTTGTATTTGCAACTGCAAATGATGGAACTAACCCAGACATTGATACTTTACCAGCTGGTAACGTAACACTTACTGGAACACAAACTTTAACAAACAAAACTTTAACTTCACCTAAAGTTGGAACTTCTATTTTAGATACAAATGGAAATGAATTAGCTTTAGTAACTGCAACAAGTTCTGCAGTAAACGAATTTACAATAGCAAACGCTGCTACAGGAAATGATCCAACATTATCTGCAACAGGTGATGATTCAAATATTGACATAGCTATTAAACCAAAAGGGACTGGTGAAACTGTTTTTGGAACAGGAGCCGCTGCTGCAACTATTACAACAAGTGGAGCAAATGATTTAGTTTTAGACACAAACAGTGGAACAAACTCTGGAACTATTACAATTACAGATGCAGCTAATGGAGATATAACTATTGCTCCTAATGGAACTGGACAAGCTAAAGCAGTGGACGCTGCTGATGCTACAGGTGCAATTAAAATTGCTGGAAAAGAAACTATATGGGTGCCAGCTGTTGCCATGTATCCTAATTCCACTAATGGTGCATCGGCAGAACAAGTAGAATTATCAAATGGTCCAGAAATTAAAGTATTAGATTTTGACAAAGATACTGATGAGTTTGCACAGTTTGCTGTAGCATTTCCTAAATCATGGAATGCAGGAACAGTAACTTTTCAAGCTTTTTTTACAGCAACATCCACAGACACAGGAACTACAGCATGGGGATTATCCGCTGTAGCTTTAGCTGATAGTGGAGATTTAAATACAGCATTTGGAACACAAGTCGTTGCAACAGCAAAAGCACACAGTGGAACATCAAATGATTTAGATGTTGCTGCTGAAAGTGGAGCAGTTACAATAGCAGGATCACCTGGTGCAGATGAATATGTTTTCTTTCAAATATCAAGAGATGTTTCAGCGGATGATTTAAATGCTGATGCAAGATTACTTGGAATTAAACTATTCTTTACTACTAGTGCTGCCAACGACGCATAAGGAGAATAAAGCATGAAAAAAATCGACTTTCCTTTAACAGTCGAAGGTAAAGGACAAAAAAATAAAATATCTCGTAGAGGTAAATCTTTTGGTTATCAAATTTTAGGATTCGGTTCCGGCGGTAGCGCAGGACCTTATGTAATACCTTCAATCTTAGTTGTAGCTGGCGGTGGCGCTGGCGGCGTAGATGGAGGTGGTTTCACCGGTGGTGGCGGTGGCGGAGGCGGTATGAGAATTGCCTCTTGTATTGAGGTTGCTCCTGGAGTAGCTTTAACTGTTACTATAGGTGCTGGAGGCAGTAAATCAAATGCTCAGCACGGATCTTGTCAAAGTGGAAAACCTTCTAATTATTCTGGTTGTGGAGTAACAACTTTTCAATCTGCCGGCGGCGGTGGTGGCGGAACTCATTCTAGCACCAATGGATTTGACGGTGGATCTGGAGGCGGAGGTGCTGGTGGCGGTAGCGCAGGTCAAGGAAATACACCTGCTACAACTCCATCTCAAGGTGCCGATGGCGGAGGCTCTGGCGGCGGCGGAGGCGGCGGAGGAGCCCAAGGACAAACAGGTGGATCTGGTTGTGGAGGACATGGTACAGCAGATTCAATAACAGGTTCTTCAGTTACTTATGCTGGAGGAGGTGGCGGAGGAAATGCTACCAAGGGAAATGGAACTTTAGGACAGGGAGGTCATGGAAAAGCTGGAGGAGCCCCAGGCTCTGCAGGCGGAGGAAATGGCAGTTCTGGAGTGGTTATATTTAAAATTCCAACAGCAAATTATTCAGGAACAACTACTGGATGTCCTACTGTAACTACATCTGGTTGTTTCACGATTGTTCAATATGAAGGATCGGGAAGTTTAACAACTTAAAGTTATGGCACATTTTGCAAAAATAAATTCAAGTAATACTGTTATAGAGGTTATTAAAGTAATGAATGGAGTTTTACTTAATGACGAAGGAAATGAAGTAGAACAAAAAGGAATAGATTTTTGTAAATCTTTGTATGGTCAGAACACTAGATGGGTCCAATGTTCTTGGAACACAGATAAAGGTGTTCATTATACACAAGAAACAGATGAAACTGGATCTTTAATTCCAAGTGCCGATCAATCAAAAGCTTTAAGAAAAAATTTTCCTGACCCAGGATGTACTTACGATTCAGAAAAAGATGCTTTTTTATTTGTAAAAGTTTTTCCTTCTTGGGTTTTAAATGAAACTACATGTGATTGGGATTCCCCTGTAGCTAAACCTAGTTATGATTTGGATACTGAGAGAGTAGATTGGGATGAGGAAAATCAAAAATGGGATGTAGTTTCTAAAGACGCACCATATCCTGATTATTCTTCATATAGACAAGCAGCAAAAGCCGCATTAAACATGACCGACGACTAATTGACTTTTTAATAAAATCCTATATATGTAGGATAGAATGTATAGAAAGTTTATAAATAAAGTTAAAAATCATAAAAAAATAAAAGACAAACTATTAAACTTGATTGATAAAAGTCCGTCAGGAAAAATTAATTCTTTTTTTGAAAAAACTGAAAAGTCAGATTTTGATATAAAAATGAAAGATAAAACTTATGTTAATGAAGTAGTGTCTAACATAGCACCGATTATGAATAATTTAGCACGTAAACTTAATGCCAAACATTGGGAAATACATCATATGTGGTGTCAATCATATTTAAAAGGTCATTATCATAAATGGCATACTCATCCCATGTCTCATTTTGCACACATTTATTACTTAGACCTCCCTGAAAAAAATATGATTACAGAATTTAAGGATGAAAAAGGAGTAAAAGCAAAAGAAGGGGATATTATAACTTTCCCGGCTTTTCTTTTTCACAGGTCAAAACCCAATACTTCAAAAAAAAGAAAAACAGTTATATCATTTAACTCCAGTATTTTTTGGTATCATAAATATCCAGATTGGTTAAGGGGAGAAAAAAAATGAAACCTCGAATACATTTAATTTTTCCTACTCCAATATTTCAATCTGATTTAGATAGACCTTTAACTAAAGAAGAGTTAAATTTTATAAATAAAATAAAACAAAAGACCCATGTAAATTTAGGAAATAAAACTTCTTTTGACACTAAAATTTTAAACCACAGACCTTTTAAAAAAATTAAAAATCAAATAGATATAGCTTTAAAACAATATATTGATTTTATACTTAAACCTAAAAATAGTTTTAAATTATATACCACTCAGTCATGGCTTAACACTACAAATAATTTAGAATATCATCATACCC